CAATTCGACTTTCGGAAGAAAGTTCGAATGTTATTCGTTGGGGATGATAGTATAGGCAGCTCAAGAGACGTGAGATTCAACATGGCAGAGTGCCAGAGAGCCTTTGCCTCTATCGGAATGAAGTATACAGACGGTAAGAAAAACGCTGTTGCGGTTGATTTCTTTCCCTTCCAGAACATTCAGTTCTGCAAGAGGAAATTCCGCTACTGCGAAGAACTTCGTCGGTACGTCGCTCCAATAGATGTTGATTCCATTTTCAAGAGCTTGCACTGTTGTATGCGCTCCAAGACTCCGGAGCTCAATATAATAGTTGGCAACTTACAAGGAGGATTGCTTGAACTAGCTAGGCATGATCGCCAGACGTTTAATGACATAGCGATCGCACTGCAGCTAGCATGTTCAGATGCAGCAATCTTCCATTTGATAAGTGCACTATACTGGGAGTACGATTATTGGATAGACAGGTTCATTAGTGAGAGTGAGACGAGTTCGAGTGAATCGAGCTCTTCCACTAGCACTTCCTGTACTCCAACTCCCTCTGTGCGGGGTGTCACCGAAGTTTTTATCGACGGTGATACAAGTAGCAGCGGGTCCGTCTCCTCCATGGGCTCGTTAGACTAAGGTCTAGTTGAAGAGAGGATTGTAGATATTGATTACGGACTATTGTACATTACATGTTGCACATTAGCACGCTTGTTTACATATTTTACATGAAAGAGCTGGAAGCTTAGTGCCCTTAACCAGTCTCAAAACAAATATGCACTCCAGAAACAAATATAACAACAACAGACTCAACACAGTCGCAAGTCAAGAACGTTTCGTTTCTCTCACAACACCCAGAATGGACCTTTGAAGTGCCTTCAAGTAGGGATCCAACTTTTGGTTGCGCAGATACTTCGGACTCAGTACAAGACTTTATGGAACGTCCAGTGTTGATGTACAACAAAGTCGTAGCTATAGGTGAAACTGTTGACATAACGTCTAATCCATGGTCTGACTTCTTCGAGGACCCACGAGTGTATGAACGACTCAAACACTTTCGGAACCTTAGAGGAGACTTAGTGATCAAGATTTTGGTCAATGGTAACCCGTTCTATTACGGGAACCTATTGGCATGCTACGCGCCTTATTCGTTTGCGGACAATCGAACGGATACAGGGCCTGTTACGTTGCAAAACCTCATACAGTTCAGTCAACTTCCCCATGTGTACGTGGACCCGTCCACGAACACAGCTGGAGAAATTGTATGTCCCTTTCTTTTTCCAAAGGATGCCTTGTCAGTGCCTGACAAGGAATGGAGAAAGATGGGTGCTTTCAGGTTATGCTCCATCGCACCCTTGCGGCATGCAAATGGTAGCGATGATCCCATCACAATTTCTGTTTTCGTGATGGCGCGTAATGTGCAATTGTCAACCCCAACCTCGAACATAGAGGATCAAGCTGATGAGTACG